ACGAGGTGAAGATGATCCTTGGCATCATCTTAAAGTGAAGAAATGGATTAAAACTCAGAAAGGTTTGCTTGCCGCAGAACGTGCTGCCAAAAGAGCAAATGTAAAGGGTTCGATTGCAAAAGTGGCGTCTATTGAAGGGTATATTCGTAACATGGAAAGATACCTAAGAGATGGCGTTTGGTTAGATTTGTTTTGGGGTGAGTATCAACAAAACAAAACAAAGAATGTTTGTTTGGTTATGGCCTACCATCCAGATGGCACACCAAAGAGAAGTGTTGGAACGTGGTATCCAGATATTGGGTGTGAATGGACAAGAGAGATGGAAGAGGAAGAACGTCATGGCCGATCCAGAAAAGGGTAAAGTAATTCAGTTTCCACTGAAAACGAAACCTCAGAAAGAAATTATAATTGATAATACGGATATGGAACTACGAGAGTCCATCATGTTTGCAGATCACTTGACAGAGGGACTTGTAGTAAACCTTATCCATAATCTGACAGAGAATGGTGTATCTACTAATGATAAAGGATTTATTCGTGATGTTGGATTTTTGATTGAGTTGGTGAAGTCTACAATTTATAGGGATATGGATATGCCTCATCCCATGCAAGATGTTGTAGACCTATTTGTTTCGACAACAAAAGAAGATGGACAGTTAGTTACTAGAATTGATGTTGATCTCATGCAAGATGTTGTTGATAGTTTGTTAGAAGATGATATTGATGAAGAATAACGCTCCTATAGTTAAACGGTATAACAGTTGATTTGTAATCATCAGTTCGCAGTTCGATTCTGTGTGGGAGCACCATAAGGTTAAAGTATATGTGGATATTAGTAGTGGTGCAATTAGTTTGGGGCTCTAGTTCGACTCCAATGGTCAATTCAGAAGTTTATGGTAAGTATTATAGTATGGAACAATGCTTGCAAAAAAGAGAATTCGTGGTTGGGAAGATTGGAAGAGTGAATGGTTTTCCTAAACCAAATAATCAAGTGGTGTGTATAAGGGCACAACGTAAATAATGCGGGCATCGTATAATGGTATTACCTCAGATTTCCAATCTGATGACAGGAGTTCGATTCTCCTTGCCCGCTCCAAAAATCTATTGACATTCATTCTGTTTTAGGATAATATATAATACTATGAAAAAAGGTGATAAACTATGATTTTAGTGGACATGAACCAAGTCACCATCAGTAATCTTATGATGCAAATTGGTTCTAAAAAACAAAATGATGTCGATGGAGATATGGTTCGTCATATGGTTTTGAATTCTCTTAGAATGTATCGTTCTAGGTTTTTTGAAGAATATGGTGAACTGGTTCTTTGTTATGATAGCAAAAAATATTGGAGAAGAGATTACTTCCCCAATTACAAATCCAATCGAAAGAAGGATAGAGAATCCTCAGGCCTCGATTGGAATCTAATCTTTGAAACTCTGAACAATATTCGTGATGAGATCAGAGACAACTTTCCATATAAAGTTTTAGAAGTAGAGGGTGCAGAAGCAGACGATTGTATTGCTGCTGTTGTTGAGCATATTTCTAAAACACCAAATGCATATGAAAAGGTTCTAGTTCTTTCTGGTGATAAGGACTTTATACAGTTGCATAAACACAACTTTGTAAAACAATATTCACCAGTTCAGAAGAAATTTCTCAATGGGACTGACCCTCACCTATATATAAAGGAACATATATTGAAAGGTGATAGAAGTGATGGAGTTCCAAACTTCTTATCATCAGACAATACGTTTGTAGATGAGTTGCGTCAACGACCGATTGCAAAGAAAAAACTGGAGACTTGGGTTGACCTTGAACCAGAAGATTTTTGCACAGAGGAAATGATGAGAAATTATCAACGCAACAAAACTTTGATTGATTTGGATTGCATTCCAAGTGACTTGAAGGAGAGGATTCTTGAAGAGTTTGAGAAGCCCCCGATAGGTGAAAGATCAAAACTACTAAATTATTTTATAAAAAATAGATTGAAAAATCTTATGAATGACATTGGAGACTTTTAATATGGTAAGAGACACATATACACCTCTACTTTCTGAGGTTCTAAAGAAAGTGCATAATGCAAAGACAAAGGATAAGAAGGTTGAAGTTCTTAGACAATACGATTGCGACCCGCTTCGTATGATTATCAAATCTTCTTTTGATCCTAATATCGTCTGGTTGATTCCAGAAGGTGAAGTTCCCTACAAAGAAAATGAAGCAGAAGAGGGAACTGAACATACTGTGCTTCGTAGAGAAGCAAGAAAACTCTATCGCTTTGTAAAAGGTGGTGAAGATTCTTTGCCACAATTCAAAAGAGAAAATTTGTTTATTGCTACTCTAGAAGGATTGCATAAAAATGAAGCACAACTTTTGATTGATGCAAAAGACAAGAAACTACATCAAGTGTATAAAGGACTATCCAAAGAAGTAGTCAAAGAAGCATTTGGGTGGACTGATAATTTTACAAGGAGTTAATATGAAACAAAATTATCAACATTGCTTGGAAATGATACTTCACCATGAAGGTGGGTATGTAAACCATCCCAAAGACCCTGGCGGTGAGACTAATCTCGGCGTTACCAAAAGAGTTTATGAAGAGTGGGGTGGAACTAAAGACATGAAAGACCTAACGGTTGAAGATGTCGCCCCCATCTATGAAAAGAACTATTGGGGAAGGGTTAAGGGTGATGAACTACCATCTGGTTTGGATCTTTGTGTGTTTGATTTTGGCGTTAATGCCGGCACTGGTAGAGCTGCTAAGTATCTTCAAAGTATGGTAGGTGCAACTGCTGATGGAGCAATTGGCCCTGCAACACTTAGAGCAGTGAATGCATATGTCCAGATTGAAGGAATTGAATCTGCGATTGAAACTTACCAAAATAATCGTCAAGGGTATTATGAAAAACTTAAAACCTTTGAAACATTTGGTCGTGGTTGGACTCGTAGAGTTAAAGAAACCACAGAAGAAGCACTAAAAATGTGTTGACATTGTAGTAACTATCGGTTACTATTAATAAATGGTGAGGCAACTCCTCTCTTTTCTCACTTTAAATAGTTGTCTCACCATTCCTCACCCTTATAAGTCGTTGATTTATAAGGGTTTTTTTAAGCAAAAAAATGCCAAAAAGTGCTTGACATACTTGTTCTAATAACATATAATATACATATAGTTTGAGAAATAGAGGTAATTTATGAATATTATTGAAGTTACTGGTGGAAATAAGTTTCAGAGAGAAACCGCTGAAAAGGTGGTTCATGAGATGATTTCTGCACTTTTACCTAAAGTGAGAACTTTAGAGATTGACGTTCAAATTAAGAAACTTACTGGTGATGCAGTTGGTTGGTGTTTGATGGGCGATACCCATAAAGAATTTGAAATCGAAATCAGTAAAGACCTAACTCTCAAAGATTTCGTTACGACTATCTGTCATGAGATGGTTCATGTTAAACAGTATTATCGTAAAGAAACTGATGGGTATGGTAAGGTTTGGAAAAAGAAAACTGTCTCAGATAAAACTGGTTACTATGACTTGCCTTGGGAAAAGGAAGCTTATAGAATGCAAGACAAACTTGCTCAGTTAGTTTGGGATGCAGATATTTTGTAAAAAGTGCTTGACAAACTATTGACTGTTTGTTAAGATCGCTATGTAGAGTGAGAAAAGGAGAATATATTATGAAACAAGTTGCTGTAATTCACACTGCGTTTGAAGATTCACCTCGCACTGTTGCGTTTGTGAATGTTCCAGATGAGTTTTCTGCTGATATGGCATTGGAATATGCCTTTCGGAAAACACAGAACATCGAAGGTTCTTGGAGTAAACCACAAGTCTTTGAGTTTGATGGACAAGTAATCAAGAATGGTGACTTCTCTGAAGATGTTACTGTCATGGCTTCTCTTCCTGTAGAGGGTGGAGTTGAGTATGGTTTGCGTTCTACTTCTGTAAACGATCAGATGCTGTTCGGAACTACCAAGTATCGTGTTGCGTTTGCTGGTTTTGAGGAGATTGTATAATGAGTAACTTAGTGAATGAACAAGTCAAAGAGTCTATTCTTGATGAGGTAGAATCAATGACTATCACTGATTTTCAGAATGCGGTAGACAAGTATGGCATATCTGGACAAACAGTCATTGATGAAATGATAGAAAATTTAGTTGAAACACTTTTTGAACAAAGGAGTATATAATGGGTGCAGTAAAAGATATGATGATGGATGTTGAAAACTTTGTTTACGACTTCTATGATAAGGATGGTCAATTGACTGAGACTTATCCTGTTATCATAACAAAAGCAAAAGAGAAGTTTGGAATTCATTTCGGTGAGTATGCCGAAGAGATTCTGAACGGTGTTGATGGTGAATATGATATGATGCAGGCAGAGGCCGAGTATCGGGCAGAACAGGCATCAATAAATAATAACATCCCATTTTAAGGACGTTAGATGTTAAAAGAATTATTCTTGGGAACAATGTTGACCTTTCATGGTCACACTGTTGATGTTACTGATCTTACAAAAGGACAATTAGATGAACTTTATCAAGTAGAATCTTATTGTCTTGCTCAAAACATTTATCATGAGGCACGAAATCAACCAACAGCAGGACAACTTGCTGTTGCGTCTGTTACAATAAATCGTGTAAACGATCCTCGTTTTCCAAATACTATCTGTGATGTTGTTATGGAAGGCCCACATCGTCCATCGTGGAAAGGAACTGGTGAAATGATTCCAGTTCGTAATCGTTGTCAATTCAGTTGGTATTGTGATGGTAAATCTGATGTTCCAAAAAATGAAGAACTATTTCAAGACATATTAGTATTGACAAATTCCATTGTTGATGGTAGTATAAAGATATTAGATATTACTGAAGGTGCAACCCACTACCATGCCGACTATGTTCGACCTGCGTGGGCAGAAACCAAAACAAAGACTATTGAGATTGAGGATCATATCTTTTATAGGTGGGAACGATGAACATATTTTATTTGAGTAACTATGTCGATGAG